TAAAGAAATCGCGGACAAACCTGCGTCTGATTGCACAGAAAGCGATCTGAAATATGCGAACAAGCTAAAGGCGCTTGAGATGCTTGCAAAGCATACAGGAGCATTCGACAAGCAAGACAATTCTACCGCTGATTCCGTAGTTAAGGTGATTATCGATGTCTGATATTTTCCTGTCCGAGAAAATCGGCCCTGCGTTTTATGACATTGCGCATGACATTTTCCATCATGGTCACACGCACTATGATTTTAGCGGCGGGCGCGGCTCGCTGAAATCCTCCACAGTATCAATTATCGTTCCGCTTCTGCTGGTTGGCAATCCGGGAACGCACGCGCTTGTGCTGCGCAAGGTGGCAAACACGATCCGCGATAGCGTGTATGCCCAGTATATCTGGGCAATCGGGGAACTGGGCATGGCGGCGTACTGGGAAGCAAAAGTATCCCCGATGGAGCTGATCTACAAGCCTACCGGGCAAAAGATTATGTTTCGCGGCGCTGATGACCCCATGAAGATCAAGTCTATCAAAGTCCCGTTTGGCTATATCGCCGTGACGCACTTTGAGGAAAAAGACCAGTTTGCCGGACGTGCGGAAATCCGAACTATTTTACAGTCCACCATGCGCGGCGGCTCAATGTTCTGGAATTTTGAAAGCTATAACCCACCTATATCGCGCGATAACTGGGCGAACAAAGACAGCTTGGAGGAACGGGATGACCGCTTGTGTCATAAGTCTACGTATCTGCAAGCACCGCCGGAGTGGTTGGGAGAACAGTTTCTTGCAGAAGCGGAACACTTAAAAGAGACGGACGAGCGTGCATATCAGCACGAGTATCTTGGTATCCCGGTAGGGACCGGCGGAAATGTGTTTGACAAGCTGGAACTGCGGGAGATTACCGATGAAGAAGTCAAGAGTTTCGACCGCATCTATCAGGGAGTGGACTTCGGCTGGTTCCCAGACCCGTTTGCTTTTATCCGGCTGTATTATGATCGGGCGCGAGAGACCATCTATCTGCTGGACGAGATTTACCAAAACAAATTATCCAATGAGCAAAGCGCGACCATGATTAAGCAGCGCGGATATAACAACATTAGGACGGTCTGCGACAGCGCCGAGCCGAAGAGCGTTGCTGATCTCCGCGCAATGGGTCTACCTGCGTATGAAGCGGTCAAAGGCCCCGGTTCTGTGGAATATGGAATGAAATTTTTGCAGCGGAGAACGATTGTTATTGATAGGCGACGAACACCGCACGCTTACGATGAATTTGTTGGATACGAATACGAACGAAACAAAGACGGTGACATTATCAGCGGATACCCAGACGCGAACAACCACCTGATTGACGCGACCCGGTATGCGCTGGAGCCTGTCAGCCGCAGAATGGGAGTTATTGCATGAGCAGTGCAGTTATCCAAAAGTTAAAAGAACTTGGCTATACAACAATCTCTGAAGAGTTTTATGGGCAAGTTGATCTGTGGGAATCGTGGTACGTTGGTAAAGTGAAGGGCTTCCACCAGTACCGTAGATATAACGGCCACAAGTGGACTAAACACAATAGAGCAACGCTCAGCATGGGGAAAAAGGTCTGCGAGGACTGGGCGAACCTGCTCATGAACGAAAAAGTCAAGATCACGCTTGAGGGAAAAAAGGAACAGGATTTCATCGATCGCGTTTTGGCGGAAAACAATTTCACCGTCAAAGCTAATGAGATGCAGGAGATGAAATCCGCACTGGGGACGGTGGCATATATACCCCGCGTGACGGGGCAGGGCGTGACGGATTCCGGAGAGATCATCCCCGGTGACGCGTCCAGCATTGTGATTGATTATGCCACGATGCATGACATTTACCCACTTGCATGGCAGAACGGCTTTATTTATGATTGCGCTTTTACTTCCATGGTTACGCGAGACGGAAAGAATTATGTGTATTTCCAGATCCACCGCAGAGCGAATGATGGGACGTATGTAATCGAAAACCGAATTTACCGATACCAGAACGAACAGTTGTCCGATGAAGATTTGAAGAATGTTTCCGGGTTTGAGCGCATCCCCCCTGTTGTATACACCGGAAGCAATAAACGGCAGTTTGTAATTGACAAGCCAAACATTGCAAACAACTTTAATTATCTTCTGCCTGTTGGCATTTCCGTTTTTGCAAATTCCATTGATGTGCTTCGCGGCGTTGATACTGCGTATGACTGCTACGTCAATGAGTTTGAAAACGGCCCCATGATGATGATGGTCAAAATGCCAGCGACAAAGTATGAAGACGGTGAACCGACACTGGATGACAATGACAGGCGGTTTTACCTTCTCCCGGAAGATACACAGCAGGGGAGCGTTGTTGAGACCGTTGCACCGGAACTTCGGACGGCTGCGCTGAATGTCGGCCTGCAAGACCAGCTCAATATGCTTTCCAGCAAATGCGGGTTCGGTGAAACCTATTATCGATTCGATGGCGGCAGCCTGGCAACGGCCACGCAGGTAATCAGCGAGAATAGTACCATGTTCCGCACGATCAAAAAGCATGAAGTCATTTTGGAAAGTGCTCTGGTTGAGCTTTGCAGGGTCCTTCTGCGGCTCGGTAATAAGGCGTTGGGTGCAGGGCTTGATGAAAATGTTGAAATCAGCATTGATTTTGATGATTCCATCATTGAGGACAAGCAGAGCGAATTTGCCCGCGACCTGCAAATGCTCAACGCAGGGATTATGAACGCCTGGGAATTCCGGGCAAAATACATGAACGAGGACGAAGAAACCGCAAAGGCAGCGCTGCCAAAGGCACAGGACATGGTGACCGAGGAAGAAACGGAGGTCGAGTAATGGGATTTGGAGAAAATACTGGGACTTTTGGGGTTGTGAAAAATGAGCCGGTATCCATTTACCCCGGAACTACTTGATGCGCTCCCAGAGGATCTGGCAGAACTGTTCCGGGCACTTGAACTCGTATTGCTGGATGAAATCTGCTCCCGGCTGAAAGCTGCGGATGAACTGAACGAGGTAACGGTGCAGGACATCCGGGCGTTGCGGTCCCACGGCATCGACCTAAAGGAAATCAAGAAAGCAATCCACGAGACTTCCGACATCAGCAAAACTAAGCTGGACAAGCTGCTGGGCGATGTGGTCGCAAGGAACCAACAGTATTACACCGATATGATTGACCTTGCGCATATCACCCAGCCTGAGACACTAGTTGACGCTGCGGAAGTGGCGGCGATTAGGACGCAGACACTTGATACATTCCACAATCTGACCGCATCCATGGGTTTCCTGGTGGACGCTGGGCGTACAATGCTCCCACCTGCCAAAGCGTACCAATGGGTACTTGACAGCGCAGCGTTGCAGGTGCAAAGCGGCGCAATCAACTATAATCAGGCGATTAAAACGGCGGTAAAGGAACTTGCGGATAGCGGTCTGAAAGTGGTTGACTACGAAAGCGGCCATCGGGATCATATCGATGTTGCCGTGCGAAGAGCCGTAATGACCGGCGTATCTCAAATCTGCGCCAAGTATACAGAGCAATCCGCAGAATATCTGGATACACCCTATTTTGAAGTTTCGGCCCATGTTGGCGCACGAGATAAGCCGGGACCGTCACCATGGTCATCGCATAAGGATTGGCAAGGCCGTGTTTACAGCGTCCGCACGGGGGATATTTATCCGAGCATCTATGAGGTGTGCGGCCTGGGTGCTGTTGACGGGTTAGAAGGAGCCAACTGCCGCCACAGGCGGTACCCATGGGTTGAGGGCGTGTCCGAGCACACCTACACGGATGAACAGCTGGAACACATCGATGATGGCCACGGCTGCACGTTTGATGGCAAGGATTACACGGCATACGAGGCAACCCAGATGCAACGCCGCATTGAGCGGACCGTTAGAAAGCTAAAGCGCGAAAAAGCCGCCTACAAGGCCGCAGGATTGCATGATGATGAGACTGCGGTAAACATACGGCTACGGCGGTTAAACGCTAAATACAAGGCGTTTAGCGCGGAAGCTGGCCTGCCGGAGCAACCGGAGCGGATGCGCATCTATAATGCTACTCCCATTTCAAAAAGCATAAAAAGCACCGGTAATGGCAACAGCGTTTCCCCGGGAGATCCGGTTTTGGTTGGTACTGTTGATTTTTCTGATAAAACAGCAACCATGAAAGTTTTGAGCGATGCTGAGAAAGAACTGGCTGATTTTGATTACGAAGTTAATTACTCGGTGACGAAAGATGGCAAAGTCTGGCGCGTCTCCGGGGAGGCAACAACGGTAGACTTGTCTGCTATACCGAGCACCCTAAATGGGTCATATTCGTATCACAATCACCCGCGTGAAAAAACGCATTACTCTTTTAGTGCAGAAGACGTTGCGTTCTTTATGGACAGTAAAGAAGAACTTTCCATTGCGTCTGATGACCGATTTATATACATTATGAGACGAACAGCCAAAACCGTTGAAAAGGCTCGCGATGTGGTGTACAATCGCTTTAAGGAACTGGAACGAACGGACGTATTTGAGATGATGTGGAAAGGGCAGATAAACCCGGACGTTGATAAGTACCACGAAGTAATGAAGATTTTAAGTAAAGAGCTGGAGGTTGACTATGTACGCAAAGAAAAAAATAAATGAAAACCATCCACTCTTTAATGAGTACAAGGCAAAATGCGACGCACTTTTTCATGAATGCTGGGCTAAAGTAGATGAAGAACGGGCAAAATACCCCGATTGGAAAGGACGAGACCACCCATCTGATTTGGCGGTATATGCACTTGAGAAAGAGTGCAACTCAAAGCTTAGAGACCTACAACGTGAATATGATTTCCTGTTTTCCGAGGTGACGGACAATGAATGATGATGTCATGCGCGCTGTGGAAGCTATTCTTAAACGTGGCAATGATGCGGAGATCCGGCGCAAGGGCGACGGGTACATCGTGTTAGAGGTCAAGAAAACAATCAAATACACTTCCACGTAAAAGAAAACCGCCCCGGTTAAGGGGCGGGGAAATCGTTATCTTTACTGTCTTGAATGTCCAACTGTTCCTTGATTTTGTCGTGTAACGCGTTCCACTTTCCGCTTTCGTAGTTGGTATCAAGCATAAGGAGTAAGTCGATTACTTCACGACGGGACAGTTTAATCGTCCTTGTTTTTAAGTTAATATTCATCATTTTGTTTCCCTTTCTGCCCTCGTGACCTCCGGGGCGGGATTTTGAATTAAAAGCCGAGTTTCGTTTGGCGATTGATTTCGTAAGCAACTCCCGCATCGTAAGCCTTGATAAGAGGCAACAGGCCGTTTCCTACTTCTGCCATGAGGGCGTTCATTGCGTTACTTTTGCAAGCGGGAATAATCCGCTTCTGCGTGTGCGCCTCCTTGATGCCAATTTCATAAGCTTTTACTTCAACGGCGGTCATGTCAAATTCCTTTCCGGCTTTCGCCTGTCACATTTGTTCCTTGTGAGTATATGATACTATAAGTTTACTTATATTTCAAGATGGGATATTCCACAAGAAATAGCAGATTGAATTGTTGAAAATGTATAAGTTGACTTATTACAGAGAATGTGGTACTATGTTGCAAAAGGAGGTTTGCAGCATGGCAACAGAGGCGCAGATAAGGGCAAGCACGAAGTATAACCGAAAACAGGACACCATAACGGTAAGGGTAGATAAAGAAACCGGCAAAAAAATACGCGATGCCGCAGAACGGCAAGGCGTAAGCGTAAAAGAGTTTATTCTTGCGGCGCTGCTGCCGCATATCGACGATAAGTAAATAACAACTTCCGCGCAATAGGGCGCGGGAAAGGGCAATAGGAGCCAACGACTGAGGTTTTCTCGGTGGTTGGCTCTTTTGTTGTAATACGCAGTGGAGAATGACGCTGTGGAATAAAGGAGAATAAAAAAATGGCAGACGAAATTAGGACTTTTGATGAAATACTGGCTGACCCCACCTACAAGGCGGAGTTTGACAGGCGAATCACAAAGGCGCTTTCGACTGTTCAGAGCAAGCTGGACGCGGAAGTGGAAAAAAACAAGCAGTTTTTAGCAAACGGCAACGCGGAAACGGACGCACTCAAAAAGGAGATCGAGGGCTACAAGTCCAAGATTGCCGATTATGACTACGCAGACGTTATCCGTAAAACGCTTTCTGAGAAAGGCGTGAAGTTTAGCTCTAAAGCTGCCGAGAAGGCGTATTTGGCAGACCTGAAAGCAAAGCATCTTGAGATCAAAGACGGCGCGCTTGATGGGTTTGACAAATGGCACGAGGAACAAGTCAGCGCCGATCCGTCCGCGTTTCAGGATGGCGTAAAAATTGACTGGTCCGCTGCCGTTGGCGGCGGTGAAAAGAAAACTGACACCAATGCCGCGATGAACAATCTGATTCGCGGCGCACTCAAGTAACAAAAAGGAGAATATAACATGGCAAGTATTGATCGTTCCGCACTTTCTGGCCTGATCCCGGAACCCGTAACCCGCGAGATCATGCAGGGCGCTATCGCTGAATCTGCCGTTCTGCGCATGGGCCGCAGACTGGCGAATATGTCCAGCAAGACGCAGACCATCAATGTGCTCGACGCGCTTCCCTCCGCGTATTTCGTCAACGGCGAAGCCACTGACGGCGGCGCCGGTGAGGCATTCAAGCAGACCACCAAGATGGCGTGGGACAAGAAGAAGCTGTACGCCGAGGAGATCGCTGTTATCGTCCCCATCCCCGAGGCTGCTCTCGATGATGCGGACTATGACATTTGGGGCGAGGTCAAGCCCCGCCTGACCGAGGCTTTCGGCAATGTCATTGACGGCGCTATGCTGTTTGGCAAGAATAAGCCCAGCACCTGGCGTGATGGCATTGTGCCCTCTGCTATTGCTGCGGGAAATGGTGTTCCTGTCAGCTCTGACATTTACGCCGACATCATGGACGAGGGTGGTCTGATCTCCAAGGTCGAGCTGGACGGCTTCAATCCCAACGGCGTGATGTCCGCTATTCAGATGCGCGGCAAGCTCCGTGGGCTGAAAGACACCACCGGTCAGCCTATTTTCAAGACCGATATGCAGGGCGCTACCCGCTACGGCCTCGACGGCATGGACATGTACTTCCCCATGAACGGCGCGTTCGACCCTGCGCAAGCACAGATGATCGTCGGCGATTGGAGCCAGCTCGTCTATGCCATCCGCCAGGATATGACCTTCAAGGTGTTCACCGAGGGCGTTATCCAGGACCCCGCCACGAAGGAAATCGTTTACAACCTCATGCAGAACGATATGGTTGCGCTTCGTGCCGTCATGCGTCTCGGCTGGGAGATCGCAAACCCCATCAACGCGTACAATGCAGAAAAGACAAATCCGTTCCCGTTCTCCGTTTACGGCAAGGGCGGTGCTATTTCCACCGTTGCTGTGTCCCCTGCTACCGCCACTGTAAAGAAGGGCGAAAGCAAGCTGTTTACCGCCAAGGTTGACGGTGAGGGCATCATCAACGGAGAGGTTGAATGGTCTCAGGATGGCACCAAGAGCAAAATCAGCGATGAGGGCGTTCTGACTGTCTCCGCTACCGAAACCAAGAGCAGCATCACCGTTACTGCGAAGTCCAAGCAGGACGGCACAAAGACCGGCACTGCCACTGTCACTGTTTCTGGCTGATTTGAAAGGAGCTGACCCAATTGACATACGCTGATTACACATACTACTCCGGTGTCTATATGGGCACTGTAAGCAGTGGGGAGTTTCCGCGTCTAGCTGTCCGGGCCAGCTCCTTCCTCGATTATTTCACGCAGAACCGAGCCAAGGACAACGCGGATCTGGATGCGGTAAAGATGTGCTGCTGTGCGCTGGTTGACAAGTACGCGGTTATCGAAGCCGCACAGGCGCTTGCAATGAAGAACCTTGCGACTGCTGCCGCTAATGACGCAGAAGTCAAAAGCGAGACGGTGGGCGGTTATTCCCGCACACTGGCGACCGGCGGCGAATCTGCCGTTTCTGCGCTGAACGCTACGGATGGGGCAAGAAAGCTGCTCGCAGAGACCTGCATGGAGTATCTCGCCCACACTGGCTTACTGTACCGAGGGAGGGGGTGCGGATCATGTACGCTCCCCACACTGTAACAATCTACAATCCGGTCAAAGAAACCGACAAGGAGACGTTTCAGGAAACGCAAAAGCTGTATGTGACCGTACTTCGTGGCGTGATGTTGCAAGCATCCAAAGCGGTTAACGTGCGCGAGAGCGGGCTTGAGGGAGCGGATGCGGTTGATCTTTACATCCCGTTTGGCGTGGAAGCTGTGGATGGCTTTACCGGTAAGGTGAAAACCTATGCCGGTCCGCAGCGGTTTTACGCTGCAGAGGACAAATCTGATCTGTGGACGCTTTCTGTCAAAGGCAACGGCGGGACAACGTTTTTTATCAAAGGTGAGTTTGTGACAGACAATGAAACCGTGGCGCTGGCTCAAGACAACTGCTACAACGTGACTAAGGTTGACGAAAAGGACTTTGGCAGCGTTGATATGCAGCACTGGCAGGTCGGAGGCGTGTGATATGGCGTTGAAATTCTCCGTTCAGACGGACGGCATGGACGCTGTAAAAGAGGCCATTTCCAGGGGCTGTGATCGCGCAGAACACGTTCTGGCGTTGCAGGTCGCAAAAGATACCGCTCCGTTTGTGCCTATGCTCACAGGCTCTCTTAGGACGCGTACAAAGGTAACGGGAAACACGGTTGTTTATCCAGGGCCGTATGCCAGATATCTGTACTACGGCAAACTGTACGTTGACCCGCTGACCGGAAGCGCTTATGCGCGGAAAGGAGTTACGAAGGTTCCGGCGGTGCCAGAAAAGGATTTGATTTTCCACAGAACCGGGACCTGCTCCCATTGGTTTGAAGCATCCAAGGCACAGAACATGGAGAAGTGGATGCGTGTAGCAGAAAAGGCGGTGAAGCGTGATCTCTAAAGAAAAACCTGTAATGCTGGCATCCAGCAGCGAAAAGGCAGACCTTGACCGCCTGATGCTGATTTGGGCAAACCGTTTCCCCGGTATTCCGGAGAATGTGGATCTGATCAAATACGAGTATTTCGCAGCGAAAACGGTAGGCATGGCGCTTTCCTCCGTTCAAGGGGCCGTTATCACCAAGAAGTATATTTGCGGTGGATATCAGGCGGAGTATTCGTTTGAAATCCACTACCAGATTGCGCCACCCGGCAAGAGCGACGATACGCGCTTGAAGGCGGTTGAGGTTTTAAACAAATTTGCGGACTGGGCGCAGATGCAGCGACCGGACATTGGAGAGGGCAGGCGCGCCCTCCGCGTTGAGACTTCTGCGTTTGCATCGTATCTCGGCGCGACAAGCGACCAATACGAGGACTACATGGTCCCGCTAAAACTGATTTACGAGGTGAATGTATAATGGCAGATTTAACTTTTGCGACGCCCGAAGGTCAGACCATTGACCGCGAGCTTTTGATCGCGTATCTGAATACCGGCTCTAAGGAAGCTCCCACTTGGAGCGCCATCGGTAAGCGCGTGGAGGATTCCAGCGAAGAGATGGACTGGGGTCAGGAGAGCAAACAGGACATCCTGGGCAACACCTTCACCACCATGAAGAAGCCCGTTATTTCCCAGACCTTTGATCCCATCCCTCTGGATGCCGGTGACGCTGCTGCGGTGAAGATGTGGAACCTTGCCGTCAAGGATCATGACGCGCAGGCTCTTGCCAATCAGGATATGATGATTGGACACTTCTACGCTACGTCCGGCGAGGCGAAGTTTGCCGAGCGGTATGATTCCTGCGCTATTGCTGTGACTGGCATCGGCGGTGACGGCGGCGGTACGCTCAACATCACGAGTGAGATCACCTACGGCGGCAATCGTACGCTGGGCACCATTACAAAGGATACCAGTGGCGTGACCTTTACGGCAGGGGCTTAAAAACAAAGGGGCGGGCGCAAACCCGCCCCAATTTCGGAGGCTATTATGAAAGACCTGATTTTCGATACCGGTTTAGTTACCTACAATATCAACGGCAAATGCGAATTCTCTTTTAACCCCACCGACAGCGCCTTTGTGGAAAAGCTGTTTAATGCCTTTGATATCCTCGACAAGAAGCAGGATGCGTACAAGGCAGAGGTGGAAAAGACCGCCAACAAGCGGGAAGTTTTTGAAACCGCCCGGAAGATGGACGAGGAAATGCGCGAGATCATCAATGATGTGTTTGGCTTCGACATTTGCTCCGCACTGTTCGGCGAAATGAACGTATACGCGCTGGCGGACGGACTGCCGGTGTGGGCGAACCTGATGCTTGCCATCATGGACGAGGTTGATACCACCTTTGCCCGTGAACAGAAAGCCACCAACCCCCGCGTGAGCAAGTATACGAAGAAGTACCACAAATGAGGTACGATCTGCCGACTGCCGTAGAGGTAAACGGCACTGAGTACCAGATACGCTCTGACTATCGCGATATCCTAACGATCATTGAGGCACTGTCTGACGCTGAGTTGTCGGAGGAAGAAAAGGCCGAGGCCATGCTTGACATTTTCTATTCAGACTTCGCGGAAATGCCGCAGAGCGACTACGAGGAAGCGATCAAGCAATGCGCAAAATTCATCAACTGCGGCGAAGAGCAGCGTGAGGAAAAGCGTGGGCCGAAGCTGATGGATTGGCAGCAGGACTTTCCCCTGATCGTTGCTCCAGTCAACCGCGTTCTGGGACAAGAAGTCAGATCCGTTGAGTATCTGCACTGGTGGACGTGGGTATCCGCGTATCAGGAAATCGGGGATTGCACCTTTGCCCAGGTTGTGGGAATCCGCAATAAAAAGGCAAAGGGAAAAAAGCTGGACAAAAGCGAGCAGGAGTTTTACAAGCAGAACCGGCACCTGGTTGACTTCAAGCGGCAATATACGGAACAGGACGAGGACGTTATCAGCAAGTGGATATGAAAACCGCCCTCCGGAGAGGGCGGCTGATTGGTGGCTTATTTTTCTACCAATTCTGCATCAATGCTGACTGTTTTAGGATCAAAAGTCAATTTATATGTTTTCGATTCGCAAACGTTTAGCTTAAATTTTTGACTTGAAACACATCCGCGAGCGATTGAAATTGTGTGGCACCCAAAATCGAGGCGGAGAGAAACGGGCGCGTCCAAATTATGCCCTGTTTTTTCTCCATCGATAATTAAAATCGATTTCCCTTCCATGGCTGAACGAGGGCGTTCGCGCTCCACATAAAAGTTTGGTGAGTTTGGATCGGCGGCATCTACCAAATTAGACATTTTCTCCACCAAGGATTCCGATCTCTTTTGGAATAATTCATCTGGGATTATACCGGAATCATGCAAATCTTTTAGTTTTTGCAATTCATCCAAAATTGACCCGCTTGTTTGCATATCAGCACTTTTGCTCTGGCTTGTTTGGTTGGAAATTGCAATCAACTTATCGAACAACTCTTTTTCCCTTTTCTTGTTCCCTGTTGGTGGAGTTGGCGTGCATTCAATTACAGCTGTAGTCCCATCTACATATTCGACAAAAAAGCTATAAAGAGAAAAATTTGATGTATGAAACAAAAGAGTTTCTTCCGCCTGCCTAACGCCAAGGAGCTTTGCGGACTTGATGTTGCTTTTGTTTTTGCTAAAAAGGCTCATTATATCACTCCTTAACAATTATTTTATCCAATATAACATATAAAATTGCACATTTCAAGCAATAGAAAGAGGGTGATTGCATGGCGGATGGTTCCGTTATTATCAAGGCGGATGTTGATGACAAACAAGCGCAGGCTGAATTAAACCGGCTTACTAAAAAAATAGATTCGCTCAATGAAAAAATCAGCGATAAAAAGCAAGAGCAGATGCCACTGGTTGAGCAATCAAGACAATTAGCGGCTGTTCTCGATGACGCAAAGGCGAAACTGGACTATATGAAAAGCGGCGATGCGTTTTTTACATCCAGTTCTATAAAGGAGCAGGAGCAGACAGTAGCATCATTGCAAAAAGAATGGGACGGTGTGCAAAAAAAGGTTGAGGCAATGGATACGTCCATCGCCAAAGATACCCGAAGCCTTGAACGAATGAGCACCCGGGCGGGAGAACTTTCTGCACAGCTCGCGGGAGCCAAAAGACACACTCAGGGGATGTCACCCGCAGCCCAAGAAGCGGCAAAGCAGATGGAAAAATTCACCAACCGCATCAAGGGCCTTGCTCGACGCGTTTTTGTTTTTACGCTCATCACAAAGGCACTTCGCGCATTGAAAGATTATATGTGGAGTGCCATTCAAACAAACGAAAAGGCCATGAAGGCAGTTTCAAAGTTAAAAGGTGCTTTGCTGGTTTTAGCACAGCCCATTTTGAATGTGCTTATCCCTGCGTTTACTGTTTTTGTAAATGTGCTGACGCGTATAGTCAATACAATTTCCGACCTTGTTTCAAAAATATTTGGGACAACGGCAGAAGCATCTGCGGAAGCTGCTGAGAATCTATACGAAGAAAGCAGTGCAATGGATAAAACCGGGAAAGCTGCAAAGAAAACAAGTAAATCTTTAGCATCTTTTGACGAAATCAATAAGCTTTCCGGCAGCGATGACAAGGCCAAAAATGGGCCGGATTTTACAACGGGAATAAACGATCAACTTAGCGCAATCATGGAACTATTTACCGGCGCGCTTTTACTTGCCATCGGCGCAATTTTAACGTTTTCCGGCGCTAATATTCCGGTTGGCATTACCCTGATGGCTTTAGGCGCTGCGGCGATCTGGGGTGCTGTAAAGACAGACTGGGGGGCAATCGCAAAACTGCTGCAAGGCCCAATCGGGGTTGTTACTGCGATCCTGTCGGTTGCGTTGCTTGCCATCGGTGCAATTATTTTGTTCTCCGGAGCAAACATACCATTGGGCTTGGGGTTGATGGTTGCTGGAGCAATCGGTCTTGCGTCTGTTGTTGCAGCTAATTGGGATACTGTTAAAAAGATGCTGCAAGGCCCAATCGGAGCCGTTGTTGCTCTTTTGAGTTTTGCGCTACTCGTAATCGGTGCAGTGATTCTGTTTTCTGGCGCGAACATCCCGCTTGGCCTTGCGCTAATGGCTATTGGTGCTGCTGGGATGGCAACGGTCATTGCGGCAAATTGGGATACAATTAAAGAAGCACTGCAAGGCCCTGTTGGAGCCGTTGTTGGCCTGCTTTCTGGCGCGTTGTTGGTTTTGGGTGCAATCTTGGCGTTTAGCGGTGCAAGTGTTCCGCTCGGTTTAGGGCTAATGGTTGCTGGCGCAATTGGGCTTGCGACTACGGTTGCGGCGAATTGGGATACAATTAAAACCTTGCTGCAAGGCGCTATTGGCGGCGTTGTTGCCGTGGTTAGCAGCGCACTATTGGTTATCGGCGCAGTCTTAGTATTCAGCGGAGTCGCACTTCCTCTCGGGATTGGATTACTTATTGCCGGAGCTGCCGGTCTTGCGGCAACGGTGATTGCAAACTGGGATACAATAACAAATCTGCTGGGTGGCCCCATCGGAGCAATCACGGCTATGATAAGCGGCGCTTTGCTTGTCTTGGGCGTAATCCTTGTGTTTACCGGAGTTGGTATCCCTCTTGGTTTGGGAATGATCGTAACCGGAGCGGCTGGACTTGGCTCTGTGGTGGCACTCAACTGGGACTATCTGAAAGAAAAATTAAGCGAAACGTGGGAAAGTATCAAATCTTGGTGGCAATCAAGTGTTGCAAAGTATTTCACCGTTGAATATTGGCAAGACCTTGGCAAAAACATTATTGATGGGTTGCTCAATGGTTTGAAGTCAGCGTTTGAAAGCGTGAAATCTTGGGCTTCTAATGCAATGGGGAGCATCAAAAATGCATTTACAGGCGGCGGTAACGTCCGCACACCTGCCATCAATTCCGCATCCGTTCCCCGTTTGGCGACCGGCGCAGTGATTCCCCCGAACCGTGAGTTTTTGGCGGTGCTGGGTGACCAGAAGCAGGGGAACAACATTGAAGCCCCTGAATCTGCTATCGAGGCAGCGGTGGCCCGTGGCATGGCTCAGTATGGTGGAGGCAATCAGACGGCAATCCTTAAAATCGGCGAACAGGAATTGGGCCGCATTATCTTCAAGCTGAACAAGGACCAGACGCAGCGCGTCGGCATTAAAGTGACCTAAAGGCGGTGTATATGAATTACATCAAAATTAACGGGACATCGTTTGATGTGAATGTAGCGATTTCCAAGTACAATGAAAATTTCAACGTTCTCGATGGGGAGAACGCTGGGAGATCGAAAGACACAGGCCGGATGATCCGTGATGTTCTGGGGACGTACATTGGGCATAAGGTGACCGTTTTCCGCAGAGGGGACGATTACAGAAGCTACGATGCGTTCTGGAATTATCTCAAAGCCCATTCCATTGACGATTCCGTTTTGCTTGAAGCTGCGGACGGCAACACAACTATTTCCTATCGCGCATACTACACCAGCGCGTCACACGATATCGAAAAGGTCGAAAACGGGATCAATTATTGGGGAGAAATTGAAATCCATTTCATCCCCATCGCACCGCAAATCACGCGGTAAGGAGGGCTTATGGATTATGTAATGATCGGCCCTTATCAATTTGACCGGGATGCGTCTAAGGACGATATGCGGCTGGACTACTGCTCATCGTTTCAAGAAGTGGCATTGGATGAAAGCAGCCTTTCGTTCGATACGGTCAGCGTAGAGGTTTGCACTACAACAATAGGCACACAGCTTTCTGCACTCCCGAATAACACACCAATCATTGTTTACAGAGGCGGCGAAATCAAAGCAAGATTTGTAAGCAGCGGCGTTTCCCGTATCGGGCCTGTCACTTATCAACTTACAGGGCGGTCCCCTATGGGCGCGCTTACCGGAATGGTGCATACTGGCGGCATTTACACAGGCCAGACCGTGGAAGAGGTTGTAAAAGAAATCTGCGGCAACATCCCTTCGCTGATAAAAAGTGTATATGCCGGAGTTAAACTTTACGGCTGGCTTCCTTATGCGGATGGGAAAGAACGCTCTGCACGAGACAACCTCGCACAAGTTCTTTTTGCCATTGGGGCTTATCTCCGCACAGACCTGAACGGTGTTTTGAGGATTGAACCCTTGTGGGACGGTACGGCATCGTTGATTAATGTCGACCGTTCTTACACCGGAGGAACCGTGAAATACGATTCTCCCATCTCCGCCGTGACGGTGACAGAGCACCAGTATGTAGCGGGGACGGAAACAAAGGAGTTATTTTCCGGCACGGCTCAGAATGGAGATATCATCACATTCTCCGAGCCGATGCACTCCCTTTCCGCAACGGGCTTTACCATTTTTGAAAGTGGCGCGAACTACGCCAAGATTTCCGCTGGCACTGGCGCACTGACCGGCAAGGCGTATATCCACAACACCCGCTTAATCACGCAGCCTGTGACGGCTGGCGCTGTGGAAAACATCAAATCAGTTACAGATGCCACACTGGTATCTCTGGTGAATTCCTACGCCGTGGCGAAGCGCCTTGCGGACTATTACCGATGCCGCGAAACTATCACCAATGACATTGTAAGCGGACATGAGAAACCGGGCCATGTTGTGAGCGTATATCATCCGTATGACAAGAAAATGGTTTCTGCGTGTATCCAGTCCCTCGACACCACCATGAGTGCGACGCTGAAAAGCAGCATGGAGGCGCTGGTGGGCTTCACCCCGGCGCAGCCGGAAACGGCGGAGTATCTGGACGAGCGAATAGTCCTCACCGGCTCCGGCGAGTTCCAGATCCCGGAAGGCACCACAACGATCCACTATGTGATGATCTCCGCCGGACAGGGCGGGCGCTGCGGCGAAAAGGGCGAAGATACCCAATCGGGGCCTAAGTTCTCGTGGACAAACCCGGTTTTTGAGGATCGGGTAGACGGCTACGCGTTGGCGCTGGGTGGCAAGGGCGGTCCGGGCGGCAAGGGCGGCATGGGCGGCAGGATCGTCGAGGGCGATCTCGACGTGTCCCAGCTGAAAAGCCTTGCCTATGATTGTGGAAAAAGCGGCAAGGGCGCCGAATTCAGCCCGGACGATCTCCCCGGGACGGACGGCACGGATACGGTGTTCCACGGCATGACTACGGCGGGCGCGTCTGCTCCTGATTGGGGCTTCACGGATCCCATCACCGGGGAGCAATTCGGCGGCATCGGTGAGGACGGCCTCCCTGGCGGAGACGGCGCCGGACGTGATCCGTCTGTAAGTGAGTACACAGATGATAGCGTCCAGCAATATGTCAATGGCACAATTGCTTATGACGAGGACGGGAACGCTTTTACCCCCGGCCCTGTGGCTGGCAGCGAGGGGAAAGTCAGTATGACCAGAATCACATCAACAGGCACTCCGCGCAGTTTCGGCTGGTACAGCTCCGGTCTGGGCGGCGGCCCGGCGGCGGGAGCCAACGGCAAAGCCGGATCCTCCGGACGCGGCCTGCCGGGCGAGACAACCGTTGATGTGACCGGCGGCCCCGGTGCGGACGGCATGACGGCCACACTCACTCCCTCCAAGCCGAGGCGGTACGGCAGGGGCGGACGTGGCGGCTACGGAGGCGGCGGCGCCGGATCCGGCGGCATTGCCGTGAAGAACGGAAACGGCACTATTACCCCCGGCGCTCCCAGATTCGGCGGTTTAGGCAGCCGGGGCGGCCCCGGTGCGGACGGCTGTATCATTCTCTATTACCGCAAATTCGGCCAAGCAAAAGCAGGGCCGTTGGTCCAGCGTGGCGGCGGACTGTTTTTTGACCGCCTGAACAAACTTTTCATCGTGTGAGGTGTGAAACATGACGATTGAACAGAGAGTCGCAGTTTTGGAAGAAATTTTTGCCAAGCTGCAAGATTACTACACATCCGCCTACTCTGGCGAGGAGATCGACGCGCGGCTGGCCTCCGCCGGTGTGCCTATCGGCATCACCAAGGAGTACAAGAGCGTGACCGAGATGAACCAGGACTTCACCGGCACCGACGTCCAGCGCGGCCAGTTCGTCCTGATCCTGCCGGACAGCACGTCCTCCGCGGACTACGGAAAGGTGTACCTCAAGGGCACGGCCAACTGGGTGTATGCCTTCACCCTCACCACGCTGACGTCCATCAAAGGCCCCATCGGTCCTTCCGGCAAAAAGGGCGACAAGGGCGATCCCGGCGAGGCCGGGTCCAGCTTCGCCATTTTGGGCTATTTTGATACGCTGGACGCCCTCAAGGCAGCCGTCCCCAATCCTAAGGCCGGTGACGTGTACGGCGTGGGTACCGCACCTCCGTACAACATCTACATCTGGGATTCCGTCCACGGCAAGTGGGTGGCCAACGGCAACCTGCAAGGCCCGCAGGGCAAGCAGGGCATCCAAGGCCCTGAGGGAAAGCAGGGGCCGGAGGGCAAACAAGGCCCGGAAGGCCCCGTGGGCGGCTCCGGCAACTTTGTCCGCTACGACGCGGCGCAGAGCCTGTCGGAAGCGCAGAAAGCGCAGGCCCGGACGAACATCGGGGCGGACACCGTGCAGGGCGCGGTGCTCTACACGCCGCAGACGCTCAGCACCGAACAACAGGCGCAGGCACGGGAGAATATCGGGGCTGGGCCTGACAGTGCGGTGCTCTACACGCCGCAAAATCTTAGTAACGTGCAGCAACAGCAGGCGAGAGAAAATATTTATGCTGCTCCGGCAGATAAGTTCCCATACTTTGCTGTTCCCACTGGGACTGCTATGGAAAAAACATTTGAAGTACCAAGCGTCTGGAGGACATATCTTGTTGTCTCAACTTATTACAAGCAGCTTGGCATATGGATGACATTGCCACAGGCGCAAGTAGTCATTCCTGTGGTTGCAAATTCTATGGTTACGATAACTTGTGAACCTGGTAAAATCCATACAAAGGGTGCACAGGTAATCACCATCATCTATCTGGGTAACTCTTGAGCAAAAACTACCTCAATTTGAACCTGCACGAAACCAAGTCGGACTTTGACTTGCACGAAAGCAAGTCGGAACTGCCCTAAAAACTGCAACTTTTTAAGGGGGTGTAGAATGGAAATTCTACAGATCGTATTAACTGCCGCCACCGGCTCCGGCGTGACCGCCATCATCCTCGCGATCCTCCAGCGGAAATGGGCCAAGGATGACAAGCGGGACGCCATCGTGGACGCGCTGAAAGTGCTGCTGATCGACCGGGTGCGCTATCTGGGCCAGCATTACATTGCAGACGGCAGCGTCAGCCTGTCGGACAGGGAAACACTTGATGAAATGCACCAAGCGTATAAATCCCTTGGCGGCAACGGACACCTGAAAATCATCATGGCCGAGGTCGGCGAGCTGCCGATCCGGAAAGAGTGAAAGGAGAACGCTATGGAAAACATCAAGAAACGGCTGGGCAATCTGCTGGCGGTGAAAAGCCTCGTGACCATCACCCTGACGGTGATCTTCGCGGTGCTGGCTCTGCGGGGTGACATTTCCGGGACGGAGTTTTTGACTATCTTCACGGTGGTCATTGGCTTCTATTTCGGCACCCAGCGGGTGGCCGAGGACAAAAACGGATGAAGATCCAACCAAAAATTTAAGGGGGTACATATTATGGAAAAGATCTACGAGGACATCATCAACGAGGGCAAAAAGAACGGCAAGACCGTGGAGACCATCAACACGGAGCTGAAGGAGGCCGGGGCTAACTTTCACCTGAATCCGGACGGCGGCGTGGCCGGGTGGACGGAACAGGAGATGAAGGAAGGCTTCATCCCTGCGGAGAAGGAGCCGGAGGACGTGCGTCACCTGCATGACGTCATGCGCTACGATACCGAGAAGGCCGGTGAGACTCTGCGCATCCAGTGCGCCGAGGGTGTGTACGACGTGACGTGGGACGTCTACGGCCATCCGGAGAAGGCTGTGAGAGTCCATGGTTGATACATTCGACTGCGCGAGAGCGCAGATCTACCACAACACCGCCAAGCTGACCCCGGCGCAGATCAAGGCCAAGACCGGCTGCACCCACATCATCAACGGCTATCTGTTCAACGGCAAGTTTCGGCCGGTGGGCTGGACGGTGATCGACGGCAAGGTCATTAGCCGGGACAAATACCAGGACTGGGGCGTGTCTATCGACTCCGACGGACTGCCGAAGATGCTGACGGACCGGTGGGGATCCTTTCTCTCAGGCGTCCCGATCCTCAAGGGCGGCTCCAAGCTGTACCGGGAGCTGACGCCGGACGTGGCCCGGTCTGCCGCCCGGACGGCGGTGGGCTGGCTGGCCAACGGCAAGGTGGTGCTGTGGTGCGACAAGACCAGCCTGACCCGTGAGCAGCTCCAAAACAAGCTGCTGGGGCTGGGCGTGGTGGACGCCCTCATGCTGGACGGCGGCGGCTCCACCCAGGGCATTTTCCCCAAGGGGAAAGTGACCAGCACCCGGAAGGTGCCTACGCTGCTGCTGTTTTGGGAGCGGTCGGCAATTAAGGCGGAAGATCAAGCCCTCGTATGGGGCAAGGCTCACGGCCTGCTGACGGACGCCAACGCCGGGGAGACTGTGACCCGAGCCGACATGGTCCGGGCGCTGTATCAGATCTGGGGGGATAACCATGGTTGAGATCAACGCTTACAGCAAAGCCGCCTCCGGGGGCAAGCAGCTTTCCGCCCACTTCAAAGTGCGGGAGTTTGCGTGTGGAGACGGATCTGACGCTGTTTTGGTGGCTCCCCGGCTGGTAATGATCTTGGAGACCATCCGCGCCCACTTCGGCGCTCCGGTGGTCATCCACAGTGGCTACCGCACGCCGCAGTACAATGCCAAGGTGGATGGGGTGGCGCACAGCCAGCACTGCTACGGCATGGCGGCGGATATTTCCGTCAGCGGCCAGAAGCCGGAGACGGTGGCGGCCTTCGCCCGCCAGCTGATGCCGGACTGGGGCGGCGTGGGCATCTACGCCAAGAAGGGCTTTACCCACATTGATGTGAGGGAAGCAAAAGCCGACTGGACGGGCTAAACATCTGAAAGGAGGGCCAGAAGATGGCAACATCCACGCGGGAACGCGCTCTGCAAGTCTGGGAAACCCATGGAGAAAACAAACCGAGAGATCCGGGCGCTGTTGTCATCCATGGCCCCGGCCCGGGCGGCGCAGGCCGTCCGGCTGGTAGGTCTGCCGCCTGACGAGGAAGCAGCGGTGCTGGCGGTGGACGTCCACGGCCAGAGCTGTCTACAGGCGGCGGCGCTGCTCCACGTCAGCGTGGACGGGTTAGCTAAAATCCGGCGGCGGGCCTACGCCAAAATAGCGGATGATATGCAGGGATAGAGAGAAGCCGTGTCCGAATCGGACACGGCTTTCTTATTTTTCTTCCCAAGCTACCAGCGTCCACCCTTTATACGTGGACACGGTGCAGGGCTTTCCGTTTGCCCTGCGGAAACGCCCCTCCATGGAGCGCTTAATCTGGCGGAAGCCGGAGGAAATGGCAGCGGCGCTGGCCTCCGTCGGCTCCATACCAAAGTCGGAGGTGTGCTGTCTGGCCCAGTCTGTCAGATTGGTCACGACAACCGGCTCCCCGTCCGGCGTGCGCAGGTGCCAGATCTTGGCGTTGCGGTTCTGCGGCCCACGCTTGCCCTCCGGCAATGCAAGTGCGGCCTTCGTGCCGTGGGCCAGATTGCCGGTTCTTTCCGCTGCCGTGGCGGCGTTCCGCTTGGCGGCGGCGCTCCACCGGTTGTGCCGGCCCTTGTGCTGCTGGCTGCGCCATGCGGAGGAGCAGGCCGGGGAGCAGGTGCACTTGTTGTTGGATGGCGGCGTGTTAAATTCCGCGCCGCAGATCACACATTTGCGGATCATATCAGGCTGCGGACGTCCACGCCCAGCGCGTCGGCTATGGCAATGAGGTTTCTGGCGGTGAGGTTCCCGGCCTCCGCCTCGCCCAGCTCCACCCGCTGGATCTGGCGGATGTTGACACCGGACGCCTCCGCAAGCTGTGCCTGCGTCAGGTCGGCTTTAAGCCGGTAATACAGCAGCCACGTCGTTGTGGGGTATCCCTTGTAAATCTCGTCGTCGCCCATTTCCTTTGCGGCGGCAACTGGCATGCAGCCGACATTGCTGATTGTCCTGCCCTCTTTGATACAGCCGGAAATGCACTCACTCCCTCGCGCGCAAGCGTCCTTGATACTGTCGGCGCAGATAATTGCCTTAACGCGGCCAAGGAAAATTTTTGCGTGCGGTATGCCGATCTCTTTTGTCTCTTGCTCCGTCGGCGCACGGTCAAGATCTGCGGTAACGTAATAGGTTGTCATGCTTGATCTCCTCTCTCATTAGCAAAAATATTCAGCGACTTTACGGTCGGTGGTAAACCAGTTTGAAGATTCGGGGTCCCAGCGGAAGCCTGCGGCCTTGAGTTCCTTGCGGGCGGCGTAAGTTTTGCCAGTCACGATCCAGCCCATCGCATAGTCGGCTGCGATGGTACGGCGGAGACCGAGGCGGACACCGTTGATGACCTTCATACAATCGTTGGACATGAGCTTCTTGGTAGCTTCAAGGGTGCGCTTGGCGTTATCCCATGCGCGGCGGAGGCACTCGCCGAAGCTAATCTTGTTGACCCACTTCTGAGCCGTCTTGTAAAGGGTCCATGCGGCCTTCATGATCTCACTCTTGTTGTACTTTATTTTCGTATCCTCCTTGGGTTTCCCCTCTCTTTATGCTTTTATTATACGCTAATATTAGCGTAAAGTCAAGGGGAAAAAGCGAAAAAGGCAAAATATTTTCAGGGCAGTTTGAGGGCAGAATACAGGCAGTTTCCGGGCAGTTTGGCTGTCCGGATTTTTTGTATCATGGAGGCATAAAGGAGGCGCACAACAATGTATGAACGGCTTTTGGCCTGCGGGTATCCGGCAGAGTTGGCGCGAGATATAATCGCGCAGACGGACCCGGCGGAGCTGGAACGGTGTGTGCGCATGATCGAGCTGCTCTACGATGATCGGAGGGAGTATGTATAGCCACTTCAACCCCAATCCATGCGGGAAAAATGTGGGGGACTGCACCGTGCGGGCGATCTCTAAGGCAACCGGGATGGAGTGGGGCGAGGTGTATTTGCGGCTGTGCATCCAAGGGTATCTGGACGGCGATATGCCGTCGGCAAACGCTTGTTGGGGGCGGTATCTGCGGAGCATTGGATACCGGCGGTACATCGTACCGGACACCTGCCCAGACTGCTACACGGTTGGGCAATTTGCGGAGGATCACCCAAAAGGCACCTATATTCTGGCTCTATCCGGTCATGTGGTCTGCGTCTGCGACGGAATGATCTGGGACAGCTGGGACAGCAGCAACGAGAACATCTTGTATTACTGGGTCAAGGAGGATGACTAAAATGGCTTACACACCTTACGGATGGCAAAATCCCTATTACGCACCGCCTATGCCGGATAACCTCATGCAGATGCGCCAACAGCAGATGCAGCCTATGACACCCCAGATGCCGCAGGCCCCGCAAAACCCGGTGGCGCAGAGCGGCGTCCAGTGGGTCAGTGGGGAACAGGAGGCCCGAAACTGGATGATCGCGCCCAACGCCGCTGTGGCGTTGTGGGATAGCTCCGCGCCTACGGTGTACCTCAAAAAGGCAGATGCCAGCGGTAAACCGTCCCTCACGATTTATGACCTCGTAGAACGCACAGAAACGCCCCGTACAGCCACGCAGGAAAAGGGCGTGGAGTTTGTCACCAGAAAAGAATTCGACGCACTAGCGGCGCTTGTGGGCGAATTGAAGGGCAAGAAGAAGCGCAAGGTAGAGGAGGAAGAGGACGATGAGTAACAATCCGTTTTTCAATGCGTTAGGTGGCGGACAGATGCCGGGGTCGATGAGCGGCTTTCCTCAGCTTTTACAGCAGTTCAAGCAGTTCAAGGCAAGTTTTAAAGGCGACCCAAAAGCGGAAGTGGAGAAGATGCTGCAAAGCGGCAAAATCTCACAAGATCAATTGAACAAGATACAGTCAATGGCAAACCAATTTCAGGGGCTTTTCAAGTAATCAAAATCGTGGCCACGGTTTGATATAAATATTTTTTCAAAAGGAGTGATACTATGTCTCTTTCCTCTGACGGCACCATGCTGACTATGCCTGTGGCTCCTGCCAACACCGGAAACGGTAACGGCTTCGGCTGGGGCGGCGATGGCGCATGGTGGATCGTGCTGTTCCTCATTTTCGCTGCGTTCGGTGGCTGGGGTAACGGCTTTGGTTTCGGTGGCGGCGGCAACGGCGTGATGGACGGTTATGTCCTGACCTCTGATTTTGCCAATGTCGAGCGCAAGATCGACAGTGTAAATCAGGGTCTTTGCGACGGATTTTACCAGCAGGCGCAGCTTATCAACGGCACCAACATGGCAATGGCAAACGGCTTTGGGCAGGCTGAGCTTTCCCGCAGTAACCAGCAGGCGGTTCTCATGCAGCAGTTGACTGCCATGCAGATGCAGGCCGCTGAATGCTGCTGCAACACCCAGCGCAGCATCGAGGGCGTGCGCTATGATATGGCGGCGCAGGCTTGCGACACCCGGAACACGGTGCAGAACGCCACCCGGGACATTATCGACAACGCCAACAGCAACAGCCGCGCGATCCTCGATTTCCTGACCCAGAGCAAGCTGCAGGATCTTCAGAGCGAGAATCAGGGCTTGAAGCTGGCCGCATCTCAGGCGGCACAGAACAGCTATCTTGTGTCTCAGCTCCGGCCGTCTCCCATTCCGGCCTACACGGTGCAGAACCCCTATTGCTGCAACCAGTTCGCCGGTTGCGGTTGCTGACAACTGCATAGCATAGCTTTTTGTTGGCAATGTTTTGTTGACGCCAACAAAATGTTCGGCCCCGTGCCGATACTGATGACAAAGCGGCGGGGCAGTAGCCCTGCCGCTGATTTTATGAAAGGAGTTTTCTATGCCTGAATACACTGCCATTGCCGCACAGACCGTAGCGGCAAACCAGAACGTGCTTTTTACGGAAGCACCGATCCCCTGCACTAAGGGCCTTGTGACGCACCGCGCAGGCTCCGGCCTGTTTAACCTCCGTGGTAACTGCTCCCAGTGCCGCGTCCGCTATAAGGTGGACTTTATCGGCAATATTGCCGTAAGCACCGGCGGGACCCCCGGTCCCATCTCCGTTGCCATTGCGGTTGACGGTGAGCCGCTCCCGTCCTCCGTTGCGACGGTGACGCCCACGGTTGCGGGGGCATTTTTTAACGTGGCTGCATCCGAGTACGTTGACGTTACAAAGGGCTGCTGCGCGTCGCTGTCCATCCGCAACGTTAGTGGCGAGGCCATTGACGTGAGCAACGCGAACCTTATCATTACCAGAGTTTGCTGAGAAAGGAGAACACAATGGGAATGAAATCTATGTATGAACTGCGGGATATGCTCTGCAAGGAACTTGACGAGCTGATCCGCAAGGGCGAGCTGGGTGCTGGGGATCTGGACATTGCCCACAAGCTGACCGATACCATCAAAAACATCGACAAGATCGAGGCAATGGACGAGCGCGGCTATTCCGGGCGGTATCTGGACGATGATCTGCGCGGTTACAGCCGTGGCAGCTCCTATGCCCGGAGACATTATGTCCGTGGCCATTACAGCCGCACGGACGCTACCGAGCATCTGCGTAGCCAGATCAACGATATGATGCGTGAGACCGACGATGACCGCATCAAGGACGCCCTGCGCCGTGCAATGGACATGATGGAGGATTAAGGGGGTAGGCCCCAATGATTGACGATCGAGAAGTGGCGCTATGGATCAAGCGGTTAGAAACAGAGGAGTCCAGCTGGGCAAACTATGAAAAGCTGGCGGCGCTGTATACCATCCAAAACCAGAACCGAGAGCCGGTGAGGGAAAGCCGTATGATCGATGCGTATTCTGCGGCTCCCGCGCCTGACAGCGATTTCCTTCGGGCGGTGTCTAACGTTGACCCAGCCCGTGCGTGGGAGGTCATGGACGAGCTGATGGACAGCTTGAAAGTGGTCAACGAGCGGGTTTATAATAGCGTCATGCGGAAATTGGAAAGCTAAACTTAACCCCTCGGCAAATGCCGGGGGGTTAGTTATATTTTAACGTTAGCGTTGCGACATGAAAATAAGACTAACTGGGCGTTACAAAAAACGCACCGTCATTGTCTGCGTCGATGCGCTGGATTGTGCGTACCCAGAATTCCTTTTTTGCCTGCCGGTCTAAATCAGGATATTCCTTCAATTCCCGCCGTAATGTTTCAAGATCAAATTCTTTTATAGGCTCCGGGTTTATTGCCGCGAGCTGCTGTTTCAATTCCGTATAGTCTTTTTTGTATTCTTCGATTTCAATCAAATCCGACAGATACAGGTCTTTCAGTTTTTGCATTTTCCGCTTGATTTGCTCCGCCGTTTTGGGCGGCTTTTTTTCTGCGGTTTTTGATTTGGAGTAATACTTTTTTGCGATCCCCTCAAATTCCCTCAGAAGGTAATCCTCAAGCACATCTTCTCGGATTCTGAGAATGTGCGGACAGTCGGCTGGGTCAAGTGTGTGCGTTCTGCATCGGTAGTACTTGTATACTTTCTTTACGGTTTCCGGTTGCATGTTCCTTCCACACTCCCGACAGCGAAGGATCCCAGTAAACAAATATATACGGTCCGCACTGGCGTTCCGCTGGCTTCGCCGTTCCAAGATTTTCCCAGCAAGGTCGAAGGTTTCTTGATCGATGAGTGCTGGCAATGCGTTTTCCACGCCGAACGCCTCACCTAAGTACAGGCGGCTTCTCAACGCATCCTTGTATTTGTTGTACGAGCGTTTGATCCCCCACTCTGTTGCCATATACCGCCTTAGTGCAAGGATGCTTTGCAGACGTATAAAGGCTGGGAACATATCTCGCGCCGCATCTGCGGTTTCTTCATCAATGTCGTAGCGCCGGTTCCTCACGCAGATTCCGATAGGAGTTTTCCCGTTGGTGGGCTGGCCCTTTGCCCTCTTGCCCTCGTTGATGGCCTTAATGCGCTCCGATGTGCGGTCAGCTTCGTCCTGCGCTACCGACAACATAATATTGACCTTCAATCGCCCTGATGCAGTCCGCGTTTCGTAGTCCTCTCTGATGGCCTGCCAATCCACATGATTTTTGTCGAGAACCTCTTGCACGGCGTAGTACCCCGCCACATTCCGAAACCACCTATCCAGCTTGACAAAAAGGATGGTGTCGATTTTCCCGGCGCGGCAATCATCAAGCAGGCGCATCAAGGCCGGACGCTTTTTATACGGCTTTCTGGCGCTGATTCCGGCGTCCTCGTAAATACCCACCACCTCCATGCCGTGTGCGGCGGCATATGCAATCAGGGCATCACGCTGGTCTGCCAGGGACAGGCCGTGCTTCGCCTGTTCTTCGGTCGATACCCTGATGTACAGTGCTACACGGATGCGTAGATTATTTGGTAGAGTGACCACTATTTTTTGGCACATGTTATCCCCTCCAAAATCCATAGTTGGCACAATGGATGTCAACCCAAACGCACCAGGCAAAAAGCCCGATGATCAATAGTGACAAACCGAGTATGATCCACCTGTATAGCTTCACGGAGTGCCAAAGATTGCACAGTTCTGTGTCCATCAGGCCGATGGTCTGCCGTTTGTTCTCAAGGCGGTGTTCTAGTCCGTCCTTTTCCGCTTGCAACGTTTCCTCACTGGCCGTCAGATGATCTCCGATGCCGTAAAATTCATCCAGCGACACGCCAAGGACGGCGCATATTGGCCCAACCGTGGAGATATAGGGGGCCTTGGAAGCATGGGTAAAGAAATTGTTGACGGTAGACGGCGGAATCCCCGATGCTTCAGCTATGTCCTGAATGGTCATACCCAAAGCGTTACGTTTCGCCTTACAAACTTCCTGAATGGTCATAAAAAGTGCCTCCTTACCCCCAAAATCAAAATATGGGTAAAGGCGGCACAAACTTTTAAACGGCTGAAAATGCCAAAAACCAAGCTTTGGGACTTGCCCACCCAACCCTGTTTTTGCTACGCTTTGATTACGGCAAGCCGACGTCCCCCGGCTTGCTTCCGGCTCCGCCGTTTGTTGCAGAGGCGGCGGGGCCGGGTTTTTCACTTACTTTATTTCCCAAGAGTTTCCGCAATTCTGGCAAAGGCAAATCTTTTGATTTTTTACAACGGTCTTTTCGCCACCTTTGCTTTTCTTCCACACGAGATTAGACATGCCAAGGGTTGATACCGCCATCAAGCCGCGAGCAGCATTGTTAATATGGCCTCCGATGCCGTTCCCGTGCTTTTTGGTTTTACTTGACACTTGCTCCATAGAGATTGTTACATTTTCGCTTCCGCAATTAGGGCAAATCATAGTAAAGCTCCTTTCATTCTTTTATATGCGTATATGTAAATATTCAATATGCGCGGGCAACCGTCATGCCCCCATATCTTGCGGTTGCAAAATCATGGTGGTGTGCTATAATAATCGAACAGACGTTCTATTCGCAAATGATGAACGGAGGATACATAGATGTTGGATTTACCGGCAAACTGTGATATAATGGCAACAGAACAGCTTGAAGAAATTCGCAACAAACTGATGCATGCCGTACTGCTTTTGCCGCAAGAGGAACAGGTAGAATTGCTGCGAATGATTAAAGGAGGAAACGATGGTGTATAATCAATTGTGGTATGAAAATCCCAACGTCCTTAAAGCCGTAAACGCGTGTCTCAACGTATTGGAAGCGTCTGGCATTTCGGCGGAATGCGCTACGCTTGTTCCGGGCTGTTTGGCGGAGGCTATTAAATGCAGCAATTATGAAACGCTAAAGCAAGGAGCATTCAAGAGCGCTCCCATTTCTGTAACCGCCAATAATGACGGCGGGTACAGTATTATGCCTGAAAGCCTGCAATGTATTGATCTACTATGGCCGAAGTGATACCCTTTGCCACCGTTTCAATTACCGATAGAGATATTGACTTCAAGGATTTTAAAACAGCGTTTGTTTTTGCCCAGCTTTCTTTTCCCCCGATGTTTGCGATAAAGTCATGGCCTTTTGGCGTGATGTGATAAATTGTATTCAAGTAAAAGTATCCAAACATTTCGCTTGTTGCAAAGGAAAAATCTGTTTTTAAGTATCCGCTTTCTGAAAGCTGTACAACATGATATATGATCTCCTCTTTTGAATAGCTGTCAGGAAGCAAGCGCACCAAACAGGGAATGCTGACATAGCTAAATTTTCTTAGCCCATTTGGATTTTCAATCGCAGTTTCAACGGAAATACGATCTTCGACCAAAAGCATAATATCCCGCAAGCAATCTGGGTTCAGTTTCATTCCGTGCTCCTCTTGCTTTTCAGATACCCGATATACCGGCAGACTTCCGCCAGTTCGGCGGGTGTCGCACCCCGGATATAATCTAATATTTCCTGCGCTTCCGCGCTCACACCCTCGATCTTCGGATCGGGGGTTTCTTTTGCGCCATTTTCCAGCAGCCCAATTACCCTCTCAATATCCACCGGTTCCGTGAGGATTTCCTCCGGCTCTACGCCGAGCAAAGTACACATCTTCGCAGCTTCTTCTGGGGATGGGAGATTTTTCCCACGCCTTACTTCACTTAACCATCTCTTGTGTTTCCCGATCATTTTCGAAAATGATGCTTCGCTCCAGCTTTTAGCCGAAACTTTTTCTGCTATCGAATCTACGTTTGGTTGGACTGTATCTCTTTTTGGCATATCTACTCCTGAATAAATCGTAATGCAGCAGCGTGTACGTCATGCTCAAATTTTTCGTTTTCAACAGATATCTGTCTATTCCGCTTGTGCTTGTTGTTCTTGATTACGTCAATTTTTCTTTTCTTTATTTTATTGATTCTCTCTACGAAATACTTGTTGTTTAATCCGCCACGGTGAATCGCCTTTTTTAGCCAAAAGATGGCGTTGTCAAATTCCCACTCCTGCTCGTATAACTTTGAAAACATATTACATGTAAATGCAAAGCTTAACGATGAAAATTTATCTAAAACAGTAAATGGTATTTCTCCAATTGATTCTTCAAACGCTCCGATTGCCGCAAGTCTAAAGTCGGCGCCTTTGTTTGCAAGCGCATAAGCAACTGCGAATTTATCAAAAGCTGATGCCGAATTTCTATATTTTGTTACGGCAATTTCATAAAGGACGTATCTGGGCTTGTACGTTATTACATACGCCTCGTTCACAAGCCCGAGGGACTGGTATCCCGCAGGATACTTTGTTTTAACAATAAATAGCACTTCTCTAATAACAGCCGCTTCATGCTGCGAAAAACGAGTTAAATCATACTTATTGTTTGACGCAATAATGCTTTGTGATGAATCTTGCTCATATAGTTCTGGATAATAGACATACGGGTTATCTGGCCCTTTAGGCCGCGCAAGAATTAAGTCAATATCCCAAAACATATATACCCCAAAAAACAAAAGGAATTTTTGTGCAATTCTACAAAACTTACAAAATGGTCGTGTTATACTTTACAACGTACAAAACGTGCGTTATAATGTACTCGTGAGTTATCATTGAGGTAACAAAAAACCAGACCCCCAAAGAAAAATCCTTTTTGCGGGTTTCATAGCCGATATTTTGTTGGCTGACACTTACATAATAGCGGCGGCGGTTGATATTGTCAAGTGAAAACTCACATTGACCAAAATGAAGGGAGGGCATGAATTTTGACAATGAGAGAACTGCGAGAACGTTCCAGCCTGACCCGTGCACAGGTAGCGAAGAAACTGAATGTGGACTTGTCCTGTGTGACGCATTGGGAGCTGGGCGACTGGCGACCGGCACGTAAGTACCACAAGAAGCTGGCAAGGATGTACGGCGTGACGGTGGACGAACTGTTCAAATCCAGCGATGGGGAATAAAAAATGCCCCGCCCGGTGTTGCAGACCGGGCAGGGCGGCGGAACAAATCTTAGGCTCAGATATGTATCCTGTGGCTATTTTAGCACAGGGGAAAGGAAAAGGCAATGGCGAAGAAACGAAAAATCGAATACCGGGTGATCTGGGTATCCCCGCCTGACCCGGTGAAGATCATGACGGAGTTCGGCAAGATCTGGTCGAGGGAGCATGGCCTTGAGTTTGATGGTGTTTACACCAAAGAGGGGGACATCAAGCAATGAGCTGGAACCTGTTTTTTATGGATCTGGGCGTGGCGTATGCGGCCACTTGGGTATTCAAGATCGTTGACCTGATTGAAGGAGGGGACCCGCATGAGAAAGCGTGAACGGCGCACCAGAGAGCAGCGGAAGGCGGACGCCTCCGCATGGATTGGCTTTATGAGTTTTCTGGCCCTGCTGCTGATCACCATTGCGTATATGGTGGTGAGCGCGCGATGAACAGAAAGAACCGGCATGAGCGCCATCCGCTGGATCTCTGCCCGGTGTGCGGCATGGACAGCGGTGAGCGGGTGCAGTCCACGGACGCACCGTTTAAGCACTATGTACGGTGTTCCACCTGCGGTGCTATCACAGCGGGTTACGCTCAGCAATCCAACGCCACGAAAGCGTGGAAGAGAGGGGATGCGTGGAAATGAAAAGAAAGGTTTACCCGGTGTGCGAAAAATGTTCAACCGTTATAAATCCGAAATTGCATGTGGACGTGGCTCCGGGATTCGTGGTCAACCGTGAAGTCTACTGCGCTCGATGCTTCAAGGATGATATGCAGGAGCAACTGGAATGGTTGCTGAAAGAGCTTGATAAAGACCCGGAGGCGGTTGCAGAAGCAATGGGTATTGGGGTTATTGATATCCCGGAGGACTGATATGACGCAGTGCGAAAAGATTCTGGCTTATTTGGATAAGCACGGGAGCATTACCACGATGGAGGGTATGAGCAAACTGCGCATTGCCAACTTTACGGCGCGGATTTCCGACCTGCGGAAGGCTGGCGTTGAGCTGACGAAGGAAACGGTCATCAAGAAGAACAAAGACGGCGAGACAATCGCCTATGGAGTTTACAGGAGGGCAAATGGGCAATAGCTGTTTATTCTACACACGGGCGACCGTGAATATCAATTTCCCGGAGGGGCATGTGTGCTGCGCGCTGTGCCCTCTGCTGGAAACCTATTCCCGGCTCCAATGCCGGAGAACGGGCGAGTACCTGCTTGATTCAAAAGGGCGCGGGATGTATTGCCCACTGAAAATGGAGGATGAACATGGAGAATCTGGGGATTTATGAGCGGGTTCGGCAGGTGCCGGAGGCCGCCAAGCGGTCCATTCAGGCGGGGCGGTTGAAGGGTAAGACCGATATCAACCCCATGTGGCGCATCAAGGCGCTGACGGAGCAGTTTGGCCCCTGCGGAATCGGCTGGAAGTATGTTATCACGGACAAGCGGTTGGAGCAGGGGGCCAACAACGAGGTTGCCGCATTTCTGGACATCGACCTGTTTGTCAAGGTAGACGGGGCGTGGTCGGAAGCTATCCCCGGCACCGGCGGCAGCGCCTTTGTAGCAAGCGAGCGGAACGGGCTGTATACCTCGGACGAATGCTTTAAGATGGCCCTCACGGACGCAATTTCTGTGGCCTGCAAGGCGCTTGGCTTTGGCGCGGATGTGTACTGGGATAAGGACAGCACCAAGTATGACCGTGGCACAGAACCCCAGCAGCGGACCCAGAAAGCGGCCATTCCGCCCCAGCAGAAGCCGGGGTACAGATTGCCCCCGCAGGGTGACGCTACTGTTATCTGTGAGCGCTGCGGCGGTCAGGTGATGGATTACTTTGACGGCAGGGCAACGGTGAAGGCGGCACGTCTGGCGGCGAGAGCGAAGGAACTGTACGGCCATGCGCTGTGCGAGAAGTGCGTAACCGAGACCAAGAAGTGCGTAGCCGAGGCCAAGGAGGCCGACGATGCAGCAGGTTAACGCCACGGCGTTCCGCTGGACGATGGATGCCGCCGGTGACTGGCTGTGCATCCAGACCAACAAGGCGCGGCAGGTGATTGACAGCCTGAAAGAGGGCAAGCCCTATGACGTGGAGATCAAGGAACACCGGGAGAAGCGGAGCCTCGATGCGAATGCGTACTTTTGGGTTCTGGTTGACCGGCTGGCTGAAAAGCTGCGGATTCCCAAAACGGAAATCTACCGACGGTATATCCGAGAGATCGGCGGCAATCATGAAATGGTCTGCGTGATCGATTCAGCCGTGGAAAAACTGCGGAACGGTTGGGAACACAATGGGCTTGGCTGGCAGACGGATACCATGGCAAGCAGGATCCCCGGCTGCACCAACGTGATTTTGTACTACGGCTCCAGCACCTACAACACCCGGCAAATGTCACATTTGATCGATATGGCGGTGCAGGACTGCCAGGAGCAAGGTATTGAGACCCTGCCTCCGGACAAGCTGGCGGGGATGATGGAGGAATGGGGATGCACAAAATGACAAAGGCCACGTCCATTCCGCAATCCGTGAAGGTTGTTGTATGGGCACGTGACAATCACCAGTGCGTGATCTGCGGGTCTCCCGCAGGCGCGCCGGTGGCCCATGTGGTACGGCGTTCGCAGGGCGGCAGAGGAATTGAACAGAACATCGCAACCCTCTGCCCCCGTTGCCACCGCCTGTTTGACGAGGGGCCATTGAGAGACCGCGAGCGCATCTACGTGCGGCTAGTTGCGTACATGAAAACATTTTACCCGGATTGGAACCGGGAGGACATGATTTACAGAAAGGGAGCTACTTCATGCTGAACAGAATTATTGTGATGGGCCGGATGACCCGTGACCCTGAATTGCGCCGCACTAACAGCGGCACGGCGGTGGCGTCCTTCTCTCTGGCTGTTGACCGGGACTTCAAGTCCCAGTCCGGCGAGAAGGAAACGGATTTCATTGACGTGGTGGCTTGGCGCAACACCGCCGAATTTGTAAGCAAGTATTTCTCTAAGGGCCGCATGGCCGTAGTGGAGGGCCGCTTGCAGTTGCGTGACTGGACGGACAAGGAGGGTAACAAGCGCCGCACCGCTGAGATCGTGGCCGACGGCGTGTACTTTGGCGATTCCAAGCGGGACGGCGGGGACACGGTGCAGAGCGAACCGCAGGGCGGTTTCAGCGAGATCGAGGATGATGGGAATCTTCCCTTCTGAGGTGACGTATGGGGAAGTGCTACGTTAAGGCTTATTACGATTGGATCGAGCAGACGGCAGCGCTGGAAGATGCTGAGCGCGGACGCTTGTTTGTAGCGATTCTGGAATACGCCCGGTCTGGTACTTTCCCGGAATTGTCCGGACGGGAAGCGGTACTGTTTCCCGTTTTCCGGGCAATCATCGACCGGGACAACCAGAAAGCGGAAGTAAATTCCAAAAACGGTTCGCTTGGTGGACGTGGTAATAAAGCGACCGAAAGCGAACAAAAGCGAAATGAAGCGACCGAAAGCGAACAAAAGGCTACTAAAGACATAAGACAAAAGACAGAAGACAAAAGACAAAAGACAGAGGACAAGAGTGTTATACGCGTGAAGCGCTTCACACCCCCCACGCTCGCAGAGGTTCAGTCCTATGTGGCTGAACGCCATTCTCCGGTAGACCCGCAGGGGTTTATCGATTATTACGCCTCAAAGGGCTGGATGGTTGGCAAGACCCCCATGAAAGACTGGAAAGCGGCTTGCCGAAATGCGGAGAATTGGGAGCAGTGGCAGCAGAAGGGCGCAAAAGGCCCCGGCTTCAAATGCGAGGACGCTTGGGGGTATGTGTGATGGCTGGAGATTTTAAGCTGGCCGAACTGATGCGCCCATGCCGGAGATGGAAGGCGGCAAGGACGCCGGAGGTGACGTACCAGTCTCAGCAGCTTTGTTGGGACTGCGCTAATGTATACGGCGGCTGCGAGTGGTCGGCGCGGTTTGAGCCGGTTCCCGGATGGGATGCGATACCCACAACACGGACGGTCAGCGGGAAGTTTGTAGAGAAATCTTTCAGCGTCCGTGCCTGCCCAAAATTCAGGAGGGGATAGTGAAAAATGTTTGGAAATAAGCGATTGAAAGCGGAAATAGTCCGGCTGAGTTATCGTGTGGCAGAGCTGGAAGAGCGGCTTTGCCCATGCGAGCAGCATGACTGGAAACGCACCGGCGTTGATTACAGCTACGATGGAGCAGGCAGTTGTGATGCCATGTATAACTACAAGTGCGCAAGGTGCGGTAAAAAAATGCGCTCCTTCCAGCCGTACCTGGAATTGGATGGTGATCTGGGAAATGATGCGGATCGTGGTTGATATTTACGGCGAGGACACGCAGGGCACAAAGGAGGCGGTGGCCATGCTGCTGGAGCCTCTGGGCCGCGTCCGCGTGGTCAGCGTCATTACCAACGGCAAGGAGGAAAAGCGGTGAACGTAGCCTATAACATGGACTGCATGGAGTATATGCGGACGCTGCAGAACAAGGCGTTTGATCTGGCTGTGGTAGACCCTCCATATTTCAGCGGGCCGGAGCGGCGCGGATATTATGGCTGCAAGGTCAGCAAAATCGGTGTGCACAGAGACTACCCCATATCGCCGAAGTGGGATATTCCGACACGTCAATATTTCGATGAGTTGGAACGTGTCGCAAAGCGCTATATCGTTTGGGGTTGCAAATATTTCGACTATCACTTTGCGCCGGGGCGCATTGTTTGGAACAAGTGCAACGAGGGCAGCTCCTTTAGCGATTGCGAGATCGCAGCCACAAACTGCCATGACAGCGTACGGCTTTTTCACTACATGTGGAATGGAATGATGCAGGGCAAAAGCATCACAGAGGGGTTTGTCCAGCAAGGGAATAAGGCGCTGAACGAGCAACGCATTCATCCGACGCAGAAGCCTGTGGCGCTTTACGTGTGGTTGCTTCAGAAGTACGCCAGGCCCGGAGACAAGATACTGGACACCCACTTAGGCAGCGGCAGCAGCCGCATAGCCGCCTATGATCTTGGCTTTGATTTTGTTGGGTGTGAGATCGACCCTCACTATTTTCAGGCGCAGGAAAAGCGCTTTGCGGAACACACGGCGCAGATCAGTTTGTTCACTTGTGAGGAGGAAAAACGATGAAGGTTACATTCACGGTCCCCGGTATTCCGGTGGGCAAGGGCCGCCCACGTTTTATGAAAAACGGCCACACCTACACCCCGCAGAAAACGCGGGACTACGAGGACAAGGTGATCCAGTGCTGGAAGTGCCAAAGTGGGAAAGGTTTTGCGGCGGGTATCCCGCTGACGGCCGCCGTCACGGCGTTCTTCACGGTGCCCAAGAGCACGTCAAAGAAAAAGGCCGCTGCGATGGACGGAACACCCCACATTAAGCGACCTGACGCCGACAACGTGGCGAAGGCCATTCTGGACGCGTTGAACGGCCACGCCTACAACGATGACAGCGCAATCGCACTGCTGATGGTGCGAAAGTATCAGACAACTGGAGCCTCCCGCGTGGAGGTCATCATTGAGGAGGCAGAATGATGGATGCTGTGGAGTTTTTGGAACAACTGAAAAAACGCAGTAAAAGCAACCCGGATTATTACGGTGAAGAACTTAATATTGCACATATTGAACCTATATCACTCGTTAGTCAAGTCGAACAGTGGGCCGCAGAGCACCCCGTCAAAACCAGGCAGAGCGTGTTTTTGGAGATGTTTCCCAATGCACCAATATTTCCAGATACCGGGATCGTCAAAATGTCTCCTTGCGAAGTGGATGCAGTATTGCGTGGAAATTGCCCCGGCGTGGGATGTTGCCTGGAGTGCCGGAAGAAATTCTGGCTTGCGGAGGTGGAGGAATGATCCACTTAGGCGACATAACAAAGATCCACGGCGGGGAAGCACCCGTTGTGGACGTGGTGATCGGCGGCAGCCCATGCCAGGACCTTTCCATTGCCGGAAAACGGGCAGGGCTTGCCGGGGCGCGTTCCGGCCTGTATATGGAGCAAATACGGATTATCAAGGAGATGAGAGAACGTGACATGGCAAGCGGGCGAACAGGTGAGTTTGTGCGACCTCGGTATATGGTCTGGGAAAATGTCCCCGGAGCCTTCTCAAGCAACGGCGGAAAAGACTTCGCAGCCGTCCTCGAAGAAGCCATCCGCATCGCAGAACCGGAAGCCCCCGATATTGAAGTGCCTGAAAAAGGTTGGAACACCTGGGGGGGATACCACGATGAAATGGGAGGACGATGGAGCGTTGCGTGGCGAGTGCTCGATGCGCAACACTGGGGAGTCCCCCAACGTCGCCGTAGAATCGCGCTTGTCGCAGATTTTGGAGGCGACACCGCATGGGAAATATTGTTTGAGCGGCAAAGCGTGTCAGGGCATCCTGCGGAGAGCGGAGCGGCGTGGGAAGGACCTGCCGCCGGTGCTGAAAGCGGTGCTGCTTACGCAGTCCGAATCCGGGGAGGATGCGACGGAGGCGGAAAAGGAGCCTTAGTCCAGACGGAGAAAAGCGGAACGATTAAGGCAGGGAATGACCAGACGCTTTTCTGCATGGCAACTCAGCAAGGCGGGGCCGAGGTACGAAGCGATGACCGTGCACCGACCTTGACCGCTTCCGCAGGCATGAGCGGGAACAACCAGCCGGTTGTATGCGCCGGGTTTAAGCTGGGGAACAGCGAACAGGCCCGGAGCATCGGATACGCCGAGGAACAGGCCCCTACGCTGAACGCGGAGTGCGGAGGGAATAAACCGGCGGTGATGTGCCTGAACGATCAGGGCGGGAATGTGATGGGTGTGAGCTATGATGTTGCCGGTACGCTGAGAGCACAGGATCATGGGCACCAGCCAGCGGTCATGGCGTTTGATACTACGCAGATCACCAGCAAGCAGAATGGGAGTATTCCTGACTTCGGGAAACCATGTCACACGCTGAACGCCAAGGCCCATGTGCCGTGCGCCGTGCTGGATATGAGTCGCGCCTGCGACGTCATCTGGGACTGCGGCGAGGTAGCGCCCAGTCTGCAAGCCCGTATGGGAACCGGCGGCAATCAGATTCCACTGACGTACCAGAAAACAACCGGAACTTTATCGCCCGGAGCACACGCAGGGAGCTATAACGGGCAGGACGCTTACAACGATATGCTGGTGGTATCAAGCGAAATTTCCCCAGCATTAAGAGCAAAAGGCAATGACCCATACCGAACAGATATGGCCGCGCATGTCGCAAGCGTAGATTGCCGAAATTTCACCGAGGGCGGGGAGATCAACGGAACCTTGCAGGCAAAGGAAAGCGAAGGCCAAAGCCTGAACCTGAACAATACGGTCCGCCAAAACATGGTGGTTCGCCGTCTGACCCCGTTGGAGTGCGAACGGCTGCAAGGCTTCCCTGACCACTGGACCGACTTGGGCGAGTGGACGGACAGCAAGGGCAAGCGCCACAAGGACGCGGACAGCCCCCGGTATAAGGCACTGGGCAACTCCATCGCCCTGCCGCCGTGGAAATGGCTGCTAAAACGGCTGTGCGGCAACTACGAGCGGGACGCCACAATGGCGAGTTTGTTCGATGGAATAGGCGGGTTCCCTTTGGTTTGGGAGCAACTGAACGGACGCGGTACGTGCCTGTGGGCCAGCGAGATTGAGGAGTTCCCCATCGCTGTTACCAAACGGCGGTTCGGCACGTTAGAGGAACCGGGAGACATGGGGCGCTTTTTGTTCCCATGCGGAGAAAGGGATGGATCATGAGCGATTTGGAGCAGACCGCAATCGAGCGGCTGAAGGCGGCATCGGATATGAGCCTGCGGCTTTTTGAGAAACCGTTAGTGATCACTTACTCCGGCGGGAAGGACAGCGATGTGCTGTTGCATTTGGCAAGGGCCAGCGGCATCCCATTTGAAGCCCTGCACTCCCTCACCACGGCGGATGCGCCGGAGACGGTGCGCCATGTGTACGATACATTTTATCGGCTGGAATGCAAGGGCATCAAGTGCGACGTGGACAAGCACGTCCAGCCGGACGGCTCACGTATGACCATGTGGAAACTGATTCAAAAGAAGCTCATGCCGCCCACACGCCTGATGCGGTACTGTTGCGCCGTCCTTAAAGAGGGGGGAGGCAAGGATCGGTTTATCGCTACGGGTGTTCGCTGGGCGGAATCCACGGCCAGGAAACGCCGTGGCGGCTTGGAGGTATTAACGTCTAAGCCACAAAACAAACTGATCCTATCAAACGATAACGACGAGGATCGCCGATTATTTGAAACGTGTCAGTTCAAGGGGAAACGAGTAGTAAACCCCATTGTAGACTGGCAAACGGCAGATATTTGGGATTACGTCGGCGCAGAAAAAATATCCATGAATCCGCTGTACTGCGAGGGATTCTGCCGGGTTGGCTGCATTGGCTGTCCCATGGCATCCAAAACCAGAATCATGGAATTTGCCCGCTATCCAGAAATCAAGACGGCGTGGATACGTTCGTTTGACAAAATGGTGATCATACGGATCGAACGGGGCATGGAAGCATACTCTTGGCGCTCCGGCGTGGATGTATTTCATTGGTGGATGGAGGACGGCGTTTTGCCGGGGCAGGAAGTGCTGGGAGGGTTTGAGGAATGACAAACTTTGAGTTTTACACGAAAAACGCAGCCAGATTGGGTGAGCTGATCGAAAAAGCCGTGGATGACGCGCTGGAAGCAAAGGGCTGCTCACTTGATCTGAAATACCCAGAGAAACTATCCAATGCTGATGATACCCGCATGGTGACGTGGGCAAGCTGGCTGAATGAAGAAATGTAGGGAGAAACTATGAGAGATACAAACCTCGTAAATGCCCTGCGGGAACACGCAGAATGGGCGCAGGCAAATGAGTGGGAAACGCCGGTCACGCTGGGCGATAATCTGGCGGAGGCCGCCGACCGGATCGAAGCACAGGCGAAAGAAATCGAAAATCTGCGGGGGCAGCTGCCCCGGTGGATTCCGGTGGAGGAGCGGCTGCCGGAGAATTTTCGGAAAGTGCTGTGTTGGGGTGAGTATTTCCGCTATGGAGACTTTAATGGAATGTTTGTAAATTACGCACTCGGATATCAAAACAACGGGAGCTGGGGCGGTGAAGTTGCCAATGGAACAAATGCTCGTGCTTTGGCGTGGATGCCGCTGCCGGAACCGCCGAAGGAGGAAAGGTAAATGAAAAGACTGACAACTAATTGCCCGGATAACAACCTTGATGCCGCCCTGAATATGTTTTACATCAAAGACTTCGAGACGTGGGTGCGGGGCGGAGGTGATGGCCCGGATTACCCGGACATCCGGCTCTACGATTTTATCCGCAAAGCCGCAAAGATTTTGCTGCCGGACTTGGACTTCCCAATGGATGATGATGGCGTAGACTATGCGATGGGTGATCTTTTATTGGACGGCCCTGATGAGCCGACAGGCCTGCTTGCCCTGCTTTATACCGCAGCATGGTCATACGCAGAACTGCGTGGCAGGCTCATGCAATACGAGGACACGGGCAAGACACCGGTGGAAGTGTCCATGCTGGTTAAAGATTGGAACGACCTTTGCACTATTGTCAGAGAGTGCGGTGGCATTAGCCGAGTAAGGGTACTGGCCGAGGCCGACAAGGACGGGCGCGTGGTGGTGCTGCCGTGCAAGGTGGGCGATACGTTATTCAGAGTGTTCGACGGAAATATCTCAGAACATGAAGTCCAAAACATGAAATACTTCGCAAGGCAAAGACGGTTGGGCATTGATATGACCCCGTTCTTCCCGGATGCGGAAAAGTTCATAGGCAAGACCGTATTCCTCACCCGCGAGGAGGCGGAGAAAGAATTGGAGGCGATGAAGGATGGATGAATACATTAAGCGAGAAGCGCTGAGGGGGCGAAGCGGCGATGTATGTCCTTGAGTACAAATCGCTCTACATTCCACACGAGGAGCTGACTAAAAACCGCACGTTCCAAAGCTACCGGTGGAAGCAGTACGCTATGTGTGAGGAGCGCGGGCCGCTGGAACAAATTAGGGCCGCGCAGAAAAGGCCGGAGGAGTGGAGAATTATCCCACCCGCCGGAAGCATGGAACAGGAGGGCTGACAATGGCTGACATTAAGACAAAACTGAATGTTGGAGATACCGTTTGGTGGGTGAATTGCTCCAACAAAGTGTACAAGGGGACAATCAAAGAAATTGTATGCTGCGACTATCAGGGCGCACTCTATTGCGGCATTTACAGCCCATCTTACAGACGGAATACAAATCCGGTCGTTCACTATTCTTCTGTTTTCAAATCCAGAGAAGAGGCGCAAAAATTTGCAGAGTATCAGGAAGAAAACCCTGACGATGTGTTTCCCAAGTGTATGGGGTGCCACTACAATGCGTTCAAGGAGGGCTGACAATGGGCGAATGCATTGAGCGTAGTGCGGCGATTAAGGCCGCGAAGCATGCGTGGGCAAAAGGGCTTGAGCCGTCGCAGTATATTGAGGCCCTGCCCGCCGCTGACGTGGCCCAGGTGGTGCGTGGGCGGTGGATACCGCATGATAGGGTTTTTGGCGATGATTTTTTGGTTTGCTCCAAGTGCCAATTTGTAAGCGAAGACAGATCAACCCGTAGGTATTATCATTACTGCCCCCACTGCGGGGCCAAGATGGACGGAGGCGACAACACTGAACGTTGAGCGCCCGGCTTCCTGCGAAAGTGCGCTGCGTGGGTTGCAGCATCAACTCATCGACTGAAAGGAGATATTAAACTATGCAGTTAGAAGTAGCCGTTGAAATTCAGAAGGCTTACAGCAAGCTCACGTCTGGGCAGGTCCCCTTCACCAAGAAGAATATGTGTGCGATTTTGGCGCCACTTAGAGACAAGTACGGCCTGACGGACAGGCAGGTGCTGGCAGTTGCTCGCAACGAATTGTCCTTGGAAGAAATCATGCTGCTCAACCAGACTCAGGAGGAGACGAAGCAGCATGGATAAGTACATCAATCAGCAGACATTGCAGAACGCATTAGAGCGTAAGCAATGCGGGCCTGCTAACAAGAGGTACACCGAGGGTTGGAACGATTGTCTCATGCGAGTGAAGAGTATGGTGAGTGCTGCTCCTATTATTGATGCCGTGCCGGTAGTACGGTGCAAGGACTGTAAGCATTTGTGCGTGTGGAACCGAAAAGATATATACGCATTTTGCCCCAAAACAAACATCGTGTTTTTGCCATTTGATAAGGACACAAGGACATTCTTTTGCAGCCTTGGCGAGAGAAAGGACGGCGGGGATGGCTAAACAATCCGGCATGATTGCCTTTGCCGAGCAATTCGCCCAGGCAAAAGTGGAAGTCGCCCAGAGGCTAACCTCACAGTACATGATTGATACCCTGCAAATGACCCTCCACCAGTCGGAGGGCTGGGGGTATGAGCGCATCATGCGGCTGACGGAGGCATGGCAGCAGACCCAAAAGGAGTACACGCCCGCCCTCAATTCTAGCGACCCGGCGGCGGACGTGATGCAGGAGCACATGGACCGGGTGATGGCCCAGATTATCGGCGGCAAACAGGAGCTAAGGCCGTTCCCGGATCGGTATCACGAGCTGCGGAAAGTGACATATGGGAGGAGGTAACATGACAAACGATGATAAAGCCCTGCTAAGGGCATATGCGGAAAACGACATGATCCTGGAGCAGGCTGCACGGCAGGTCTATATGCACCGCAATACGGCGGGCTACAGGTTTGAGCGCATCAAGAAAGAGACCGGGTTAGACCCGCATTGTTTTTTTGACTTGGTGGCACTGCTGCGGAAGATTGGGGAGTGCGTATGACCGAGGTGATAACATGAGTACATTCCCGGAGCGGCTGCGCAAATTGAGAGAATCTGAGCGGCCTGCTAAAAGTATGAGATTGAAAGCGGAGCTGATTGGGATCGGGCATGATACGTTGCGGAAGTACGAAACCGGGGAGAACGAACCGGCTCTCAGCCAGTTGAAGTTGATAGCGAATCATTACCACGTCAGCTTAGATGAACTTGCATGGGACGAGGGCGAGCGAGAGAGTAAACCTTTATAGTATTGCAAAAAAAAATAGTCTTTGCCCCCAATTCGGGGCAAGCGTAGAAAAATATGTGTCAGAATGAGGGTGCGGGGTTATATCCGTATCCTCATTCTTTCCATCCATCCTTTCTTTCCTCCTGACCCCGGCGGATGCCGGGGGTATGCAGACGTAGCTCAGTGGGTAGAGCACCGCGCCCGGAGGTATGCGCAGGTTCAAGTCCTGCCGTCTGCACCACGGCGGGGAGCGTTTCGGGTGATGCGTCCTCGCTCCAAGAATATAAGCTGCGGCCTGTAAAAGCAGCTCACCTCCGGCAACTGGTACTTGCCCTTGACGCCCCGGTGCAATTCCGGTTGGGTATAGGACCCCTCGCACCTCTCAACGATGTGTCCCAGAGGGGACATTTGAACAAACTACGCTGCCGAAGTTCCAGCAGGTCACTGTGATTGCGCACGGTGGCAGCAGTTTTAGACGGCAGTACCGCAACGAAGGGCAGAACAGGCAGCTGCCGCCCGGACGTGAGGTCGCAAATGCTCATGCTGTTGGAGATGCCGGAGCGCTGACCGGCTCGTTGCGGAGATATACGGCATAGGTGCCCCGCAAGGGGCGACCACAGCGAGTGACGCCGAATGATGGCCGAAGTGCTAAAGCAGGGCAGGACTGCAATGCCGTACCATCCCGGTTAGCGGGCGAGGAAGCGTAAAAAGCTAAGTATTAGGCGGCTGGTATAATTGCCAAGTTCCTGATGGCTGGTAGGAAGACGCAGCGCAGCCGGGAGCCGATAAAAAAGATCTTGCGTACCATGTTTGGCTCGGGGAGAGCCGGACACGCAAGATGTGTATGCCCTTCGGGGCGGGTAAAGTCTGCTATGTAAGGCCAAGGGGTGGGGCTGGTAGCAAATAAATGTGCGAGGTGGTGATGAGTGGCATTAACAGCAAAGCAAGAGCGATTTGTGCAAGAATATCTTGTGGATTTAAATGCCACACAGGCAGCCGCAAGAGCAGGGTATAAGAACGCCGAGAAAGGTAGGCAGTTGGTTACGAATAGTAACGTTTCAGCTGCTATCCAAAAAGCAAAGGCGGAAAGGCAGAAGAGGACGGAAGTAACGCAGGATTATGTGATTGAGAAACTTAAAGAAATCGCGGACAAACCTGCGTCTGATTGCACAGAAAGCGATCTGAAATAT